GTGGCAGGCACATACAGCGGCAGACAGTGAACACAGAATGGGTTCTGCTGTAGGTACGCAATGCGCGCCTGTTGCCAGCGGTAATCGTAGCCTCGCTGCTGCGCTGTTGGCCTGGAAGCCACAACCCCCAGCGTCCTGGACTCTGCAAATTTCTTTTTTATTTTTTGCAATTTCATGTTGAAAAGTGAAACCGTTTGGTATATGATTTACCTACTCCACCGCCACTAGGCCAACACGATGAAAATCCAAACCAAGCCGCAGTATCGTGATAGCAATCCTAAGATTGATCTTTACATTCTGTGCAGCGACGGTAAGACGCTGAAGTATTACGGTAGCACGAACTATTGGCGCACTGTGCGCGACGCTATCAATTGGTACAACCGCGACCAAGGCCATGACGGTTTGTTGTTCGTGAAGGGGGTGATCGCATGAGCCGCACCGAACGTTCTAAGTTTCGCGCCCACTGTAAGGCCGAGGCTGACCGTTTCGACGCCAGCGACACCCCGGCTTCCCGTGCGGTGCGAGCAGCCCGTGAGCGTCAGGCCAAGAGTCTGCGCACGCTGCGACGCATGATTGCCGCTGTCGCCGTGCTGTTCTTTTACGTAGGCTGGAAATATTTGGAAGAAATGTTGAAATAGTTGTTGCATTCAGTGAAACCATTTGCTAAAGTGACACCACTCCACCGCCACTAGGCCAACACAATGAAAATCAATGACCGTATCGTAGATGTCGAGGAACGCGCCCGTCTGATGACAATCGCGCACAAGATGGGTTGTACCGTCTACCAGCATAACCCGGAAAAGGATACATGGTTCTACTACACCGATGGGACCAATGTCGGTTACGCCGAATTCTCTCGCCGCGATTCGGCGTCGCTGTCCAGCGTACACAAGCCCAGCCGCCGAGTCGGTACCGGTTTCAAAATTACCGGGCGCTGGGAACATATCGACGAAAATTTGATGCGCATCGCGATGACGATGCACGCGCCGGGTTGGGCCAGCGATAGCGACCGCCGCGCAGTGGTGAAGTGGCGCGACTGGAACGAATTCAAGAACAGTAGCCCCTGGAATGCAGGCCATGAAGAAGTGACCGAATAACACATGGGAAATGATATGAAGCGCGATATTCCGCAGGCCGTATTCGATAGTAAAGATGCGCGACGAATTCAGTCATCTGGCCACCGCGAAGCCTGTGCCGAACTAGCTCGACGGCCGCGTCATATGCTGGACGATGGGAATCCCAACCACCCCATGTACAGCAATAAGATTTTCGGTTTCGACGAACGCGAGTTAATCGCGAAACAATACCGCTGACCCCCGCCCAATAACACCAATAGGCCAACACAATGATCATTTTTGAAAACGGAATTGATGCGCGTTGCCGCGAAGTTTCGCCCCAGGTGGCAAAATTTAACATGGGGGACGGCACATATCGTTTTATCTGTATTGGTACCGACTACGGCCATATCCACACGACGGGTGGGGACGTGCGCACATGGCGTAGCGCAAGTGGCGCACGCAAGTTTCTTCACAAGTATCTTTCCAGATAGTGCAGCTACTGCGCATTGCACAACAGTGCGCAGTGTCGGCAACGTCGCCGGATAACGCCAAAAGGCCAACACCATGATCATCGACACCACTACCCCGATGGGCGCCGCCCGGTACGTACGCCGTGAACGTTACAGTTTCCCCGGCTGCTACGCACTGGCACTGCTGACCACCGACGGCGGCTTGCTCTGCCCCAATTGCGTGGCTGGCGAATTTTCGCGGGTTTCGTGGTCGCACCGTAATCGCTGTGACGACGGTTTCCGCCCGGCTGCCGTTGTGTGCGGTGCGGAAACCGATTCGGAAATGCGGTGCGACCACTGCGACAAAGTAATCCAGGAAGCTACGGAATGAATGTAACGCGATAGTGCAGCTACTGCGCATTGCACACAGTGCGCAGTGTCGGCAACGTCGCCGGAAACCGCCAAAAGGCCAACACCATGAATATCGACAACCCCGCACACGGCTACCTGCGCGACGCGCTGCAGGCGGCATACCTGGAATACATCAATGCGTTTGTGACGGTGGAACGCTTCGCCGAGTATCACGAATTGGATAACGCCACCGCCGCCGCGATCATCAACGCTGGCCGCACCATTCACGAGGATCGCACCGCATGAGCACATATATCGTAAGCGTCACCGTTGACAAAGGTGGCAAGTATAAGCCGCAGACGCGCCACACCACGCACCGCAACACCCAGGAAGTGGCATTGATCGTGTCAACGGTTGTGCTGTGCGCAGGCTTTGCGGAACCCGAAGCCAATCTGATCGCTGCAGACGCGCGCGAACATATGGAAATGAAAACGGGCGTAGGTTGGAACTGGCGACAATCTGATTACGTCGTGAGCATCCAAAAGGTGGCCGCGTGAACGTCCTGTCACATGGCAAGCATGTCGCATCAATCAACCGCATGCACAAGGCCGCAGACGGATATACCCCAGATACCCCCTGGCTTCTACTGCACAATACTGGCCGGGTGGATCGCTTCGCAACGCAACGCGAAGCGAAGGAAGAAGCGCGTAAATCATACTCTCGCGTTACGTTCAAGGTGAACGCATGATCATTCCTGAAACTGCCCTGGCGCACGCGCTGGCGCTGCTGATCGCAATGCAACGCATGCAGAACCCCACGGAAGCCCAACGCCGATTCATCGGCACGCTGAAGAAAGCGCAGGGGTTGGTCAGCAACAACGAACGAAACCGCAAGCAACGCTAAACCCGCCCACCGCGCCAACGCGCCCCCGGCCCGACACCACACTGGTGCGGGCCTTTTTGTTTTTCTATCCCAGGAACAAACCCCGATGAAAACCCACGGTGTCTGTAATCGTCAGTCCGCACGCAAGCATCGCCGCGCCGGTCACACCGTCCAACGCCTGCCCAATGGGCGTTACACGTGGTCAGTAGCGTATCAGCGTGAGTTGGCCGAATTCATCGCACGCGCATCGGTGGACGTGTTCACCGATGACGGTGGCATGTACAGCATCACCGTCAACGATGAATTCTGGCCGCGTCGCAGGAATCAGCACAGCAAGAAATTCAAGGTTCTGCGCATCGTGGACATGCCCGAACGCGGTACGCATTTGGTCAGTTACAGCACCCCGCGCGGGGAAATGGATTCGACCACGGCGCGGGAATTCCTGGCGCTGGTGGGTAAGCGCGTCGGCGAGTGACACAAAAGGGGCCGGCAGTCCCCAACAGACTACCGGCCCCCGGCACAACCCCCGATGGCACCACTGACGGTGCGGGGTGAATCCTACGCCAAATCCTGTAGCGGAGTCTAGCCCCCGAAATCCTGTAGGGGAATCTGGCCCGCCAAACCCTGTAGCGGAATCGAAACCCTGTAGCGGAGTTCAGTCGTAAAACTTGCCGCACTTCGTTGAAACAGGATCATCTTTGTACCACGCGGCGATGCACTCGACTTTGATCGCGCACGCCTCGAAGGCCGACTGTCTAGCGAGGCTGTTTCTCGCCAAGTCCTTCACGGTTTCGGATGGCACGATCAGCGGCGTTTGGCACCGGGTCAGCAGGTTTGCCGGTGGTGCCACCTTTTCCACCACCGTTCGCACCACCGGGGCCGCAGGTGTCGTCGAGCATGCACCCACCAGAAGGCAGAACAGTAGCGAGCAAAGCGCGGAAAGCCGCATCGTTCTTCTCCAACAGGTCAAGTTTCTTGTTTACGCGGCTGTCCTTTTCCGCAAGGTCCGCAAGATCGCGGGATAGGGCCTGCAAGACCACCGTGTCCGACTCGCGCACCTTCTTCAACGTGTCGATGGCAGCAGCTTGCTGGGTGTTGGCTTCGATCAACTGTTGCTGTTTATCACGTTCCTTCTCCACCACCAGTTCAAGCTGCTGGGTGCGAATCCACGACGCGACACCGAAACCGCCAGTGATCAGAAACAGAATGATCAGAAAATGCCCCAGGTATCTCTTAATCGGATTCACGTTTCCCCACTCCTAGTTTTTTGAAGACCACCTTTTCGATTACGTGAATAGTGGCGGTGGCCCCCAGCCAACCAAACACGCTGACGATAGCGCCAGTCCATTGCACGCCCAGGTTCATCACGTCGCAGATCAGGAAGACGGGGATGCCCACGAAAGCAGCTGCGGGTCCCTCGACCAGCGCACGCCACGGGTTGGGGCGCTTGTCACTCTGAATCTCACGATAGATATAGCCCAACGTACCGCCGATGCCCGAAAGACCGCTGAAGCAGATCGCCTCAATCCACTTTCTGACATCGGGATCGTTCCACTGCATAGATCACCCCCGTTCGTAAAAGTCGGGTGAGGATAGCAGATCGCGGGCCTGGGCAGTTTTGGCCTTCCGGTCGTCCAGACCGTTCGTGCCGCCGTTGACCCTGAGCGTGATCGCTTCAACCTTGCTCCCAAGTTGGTTGATGCCGCGTGATTTCCAGAACCATCCCGCCACCGCCGCACCGACTTCAGGGTCACGGGTGACCAGATCAGGATCGTCCACCAGCCGTTCATCGCCGAAGATCGCCAACGACGCAGCGCGGTAGTTGGACAACCCCGTGATCTGGATGTCACCTCGGCCACGGTACTTGTACCCATCACCTTCCTTGACGTTGCCCAACTCTTTGCCCTTGTCGGTCAGGTGACCGTAGAGCGCTTCGGCGATGCCGACCTTGTTGGCCGCTCTCCCTGGCGCACGTCCCAGCCGCTTCGCATCTGCCTCGCTGATCCTGCGACGGCTGAAGGTCTTCAACAGACCGTCAACGCTGTAATTCAAATTTTCCTCGAAGACAGTGAAGCCCTGGGTTTCGTGGGCAACCTGTCCGATGAACTCTGCGATGTTGGAAATTTCAAAGTTGTTGATCGCACGCACCAGCGGGATCGCATGGCGACCAGCGCCCATCTTTGACAGAACAGTCAAAACTTGCATTGATCTTCTCCTGGGTTACAAGGGTTACGGTTACAAGCTCTTTCGGTCGTTGGCTGGCTTCTGCAAATTTTAGTCTTCTTGTTTTTGCTGTACTCCAATTTGGCTGTAACTTGTAACTTGTAACCTTTTTTATAATATATAAATAAAAAAAGAAGGGAATCAATGACTTAGCACCGATTCCCTAGGGTTACAAGTTGGGTTACAGGTTGGCGTGCGGGTTACGGGTTGAGTCCAACAATGATCGTACAGTCGCAGGATCGCGTGCGACACGGGACTTAGCCCAAATCCTGTGAGCCTGACCGTTCCATTTCATGACGTTCTCCAACTTTTCGTAGCCCATCCTTGCCAAGATTTGATTCCAGGCTGAAGTCTTGGGAAGATCGATGGAAGTCAGCAGCGCACGATTACGGACAGTTGCGGCCAACACGCCAGAACAGAACGCATCTTTGTGGATGCCCACGCCACCATCTTCCAGAACCTGTTCCAGCAACTCTTCGATGCTGTCCTTGCTGGTCGCAGCCATACGTGACTTCTCTTCCGTCTTGGGCGCACGCGCATTGGGATCGAACTGCGACACATCGATACTGCACAGCCACTGCCGCCACTGACCAGGGGCCGCTTTGCAGCTTTCGGCAATGCCACCGAAATACGCTGGCAGTTCGTCCGCGCTCGCCAAGCCCCTATCATGCGCCGCGTCCTGCGCATCGCTGTTGGGACTGATGATGATCATCCACCGACGATCCGACATGTCCACCGGCAGACCGTCGTTGAAGTTGGTCAGCGCAAGATGATTGGTCACGTTCGGCAGCTGGGAGTCGATCTTTCCCTTGTGGTTGATGTTGATGAAGTCCAGGTCGATGAAGTTTTTCATAGACTCGAACAACTCAAAACGTGCCGGACCCTGCAGTCGGATTTCTTCGATCACGTTCACTGCCGCACCGTAGGCCCAGTCGGTGAAACCGCCAGTGTTCTTCAACACCGCAGTCGCAGTGATCTTGACGTTTTCGATCCCCATCGCATGCCGCATGACAGCACCGATGATCGACTTGCCATCGCCGGGTACACCCTTGATCAGCGGTGACCAGCGAATGCGCTTGCCAGGGTTCTGGACGTTGTAGGCGAGCCAGCGCAGCAACGAATCGTAGACTTCCTGGCGCTGGCCGCACAGCAAGAACAGGTGCTGATTGAAACGGTCGATCATCGAAACGCATTCCGGGGTGTACGCCTCGAACGCGGGCAGCGTCTGTGGGCGGAACAGGTTGACGTAACTGCGGCTGGCCCAATCGAAATACTGCGGCATGCGAGGGTGGTACAGCTTGTCATCGACGACAACCACGTTCCAACGCTGGAAGGCCCATTCGCTTGGAACTTCGCGCTTGTTCGTGTTCGGCTTGATCGGCATCATGCGCGACCACTCGCCGTTGAACGAAAGAATGCTGCGTTCCTGTCCGGTTTCGCAGTTGTAGAAAAACTCGCCCTTCGCCACGAAACAATGCTTCTGCATCCACTCCGGTGCGTCACCTACAAACGCACTCTGCGTCGGCGGCGACAGGATGGTGCGCAGCTGACCGATCGGCATCTTTGCGTTGAAGAAGTCCAGCTTGCGGTTGATGCGCTGGGCGATGCGTTCAACGAAAACCTTGGGTACACCTGCGGCCTGGATGGCGGGGATCACTTCGTTGAAGATGCCTTCATAGGTGCCGCACGCATCGATCTGTTCCAGCAGCTTGTTGACCGTCTCGGACGTTTCAGCGGTGATCACCGTCACCTGCTTGCGCTGTCCGTCGCCATCATCACCGCCACCATAGTTGTCAGTGATGATCGCCAAGCCACCGATGGTTTCGTTCAGTGCTTCAGTCAGCGCGGTCTGCTTGGGTTCGCTGTAGACACGCTCGCACGATGCGCACGCGCCGTCGATGGTCAGCTTGCGCAGGTAGGTACGATGCACATCCCACTTCTCGCGGTACATACCACTGCGGCGCATCAGACGTTCGATGCGATCACCATCACAGCCGGTCCAGAACGCAAGATGCGCGGCCAGGGACATGTCGTTGTCGTTGGTCTTTTCAGCATCACCGGCCCACAGCTGCTGCAGCGACACCTTGCCGCCGAACGCCTGTGCGGCACTCTGCCGGGCGTTGAGCATCCGGGTGATCAGTTCGTCATCATCTTCCGGCCCGTTCCACTCAGGGCGGCGCACGCTGGCCCCTGACTTCTTCTCGGTGTACGGGAAGAATTCTTTGATCAGGGTGGTGCAATCGTGCAGGGTGTCGGCACAACCTTGCGCAGATGCAAGATGGAAACCGAACGCGATGCCACGGCCAGAATTGTAGAACTCCAATTCCAGCGGCTTCAGCGGTGCCGCAACTTCCTTCGGCGGCTTAGTGCGATGCGGGGGAACGGGGCCGCTACCGATAACGTGCATACCACGCATGGACGATGACCACTCCACCAGCGCGCCGGGGAAGCGTTGCACCAGTGCTGCAGCCACAGGAGACACCAACCCGTTGACGACAGCGTGGTCAAGATCGAAGAACCACAGGTTGCACTCTTCGGTCAAGTAGAAGCCCAACGTATACGTGACGTAGCCTTCGAACGGCTGTGCAATCGGCGGGCAGCTGGCGTGCAGGATCGCCAAGTTGGCTGCAGCGCGTTCGTATGTAGACCAGTTTTCGGGTTGACTATGATCGATGTGATACTTGCTGCCGTCAGATGCGCACGGCTTTTTCAGGTACTTCTGTTCTTCGGTGTCCCAGGTCATGCGCCACAGAAACCACTGTGGAATCGCACGCATCCGGCCCAGTGCATCATTCATGTGACATCCCCATCTTGTGCCTGCGCGGCTTGCGCGGTGCAGGCGGGAGCGCGGTGTGGTTCTTCGGTGGACGATTGCCGAACGTCGCGCGGTTGCGAGTCAGCAGATCAAGGTGCTTGAACTCAGTGGTGGTGCCAAGCTTCTCGACGTTGTTGCCAGCATCGATCCACTCTTGAACGGTCATCGGTTTCACTTCAGACATTGCACATTCTCGTTGGCAGGAATCGCAGACATAGTGATAGTCCACGACGATGATTGCGCCCCGTGCCGCATCCCCTGCAGCACGAATCGCATTGACTTCGGCATGTGCGCTGATGCCACAGATGCTGTGACACTTTTCGTATCCTTCGCCCTGCGCACGCGGGCATGTTTGCTGCGGTGTGGCACACCAGTTCGTGCCGTGATAAATGACACCATCCGTACCCAGCAGGTACGCATGCACTTCGGCTTTCGCGCAGGTCATACTTCGACCCCGCGCCAGCCCATGAACGTTTCCATCGCAACAGGCTGGCCGTCACGCAATGTGAAACGGCAACCATCCCACCACAGCGTTAGCCGGATAGGTTCGATGTCCTGAAAGCGGGTTTCGTACCACCCTGGCACGGTGGGCCGGGTGTAGTACACGCGCCACGCGGAATACCGCAATGCGCCCTTCGTGTCAAGCGGACGGATCGGACGCCCGATGCGCTCGCCGTCGCAGAAGCTGGTGCCGCATACACGGCATTCGTCGCGCGTGGTCAAACCCTCACGCCTGCGGGCTTCTGCGTAGTAACTGCGCGGGATGTTGCACCCGCATTCCTGGCACTGTTTCACTATCTGCCCCTAAAGAATAGCCCGCACTTGGCGGGCTATCGTATCACTTTGGAAGCGGCGGCAACGGCAGCGGCGGTAGCTTCGGCCCGACACCCGGCAGGGGTGGCAACTTCAGCTTCGGCAACGGGGGCAGGCTGGGTTTCAGCGAATGGCCCCGAAGGTGGTCGCCGACACGGCGGATCAGTTTCGCATCCACCGTGCCACCATAACTGCCGTACTTGATCAGGCAAATGACACCGTATGCCTGTTCTTCGTACTTGTCGGCGAAAGTCATGTTACTGGCCCAGTGCGACCATGCGCGCGTACAGTGCTTCGCGTTCGTCGCACTGCTTGTTGTACAGATCGCGCGCAGCACCCAGGTCACGTTCCAGTGCCGTCACCGTCTGACTGCTGTGCGCGACCTGCTTGCACAGGTCGCCGTAGCGCACGCTCAGGTGATCGTAGAACTCACGCTGCGGGAACTGCTTGACGGTGAACTCACGGTCGGCTGTCATTTCAGCAACGTGGCGATTGTTGGCACGATTCAGAATGAACGTGTCTTTCGGCAGCGGCTTTGCCGAATAGGCGAACATGTCGTCCAGACTTTCGCGTCCGAAATAGATCGGATGCTTCCCTTCTGCAGCCATCACGGTGATTTCCTGGGCGCTTTCGATCATGTCCAGGGGGATACCTTCCGGGCCAGCACGCATCAGCATCGGAGTACGGTCAACCACTTCGTTCTTCGCACCTTCGATGAAGTAGCGACGATCACCACGAATGGTGAACTTGTCGCCAACCAGAAGAAACTCCCCCGTGCTGAGACGTTCGATGGCTGCGGACAGTTCCTTGTCAGCCTGGGCGCGCGCTTCACGCTCGGTGGTCAACGCATCGAAGCGCAAACCAACGGTTTCATCGTCGCGGATTACCAGTGTCCACAGCGGCATGACCATACCTGCTTCGATCAGCAGCGGAACGTCGATGCGATCCATCTGGAACTGCTTGACCCTCAGCCGACCTTCGTCGATGTACTGCTGCAGCATGTCTTCGCTGATGCCGTCCTTGCGGTCTTCGCCTTCCTTGGTCATGTGCCACGCGTTTTCGCTGACGCGCTTGGCGTGGATGGTTTCACCAGCCCAGTTGATCAGAATCAGGTCGATGTGGTTCGGGGTGATCTTCATGCTGCGGTTTCCTTGTCCAGTTGGGTGGTGTCACGGTTCTGAAGAGTAATCAGTTTCTTCGTCCATGCGCTGTACTCTTCTTTCAGATCATGGAGACGTTGGATGTTCTCGGCGTGCTTCCAGCACTCGGGAACCTTGTATGGGTCGAACCGTTTGGCCTGATAGTGATCCATCAGGTGCGTGATCGCTGCGATTTCACCCTTGCACTGCGCGATCTTGTGAGCCAGATCGTCGCGGCAGTCATGCCGCCGCAGGATTTTGTTGATCCACTTACGCATTTTCGTCAGCCTCATTTAGAAGTGCGGCGATGTGGTCGGCGTCAGTCTCACGGTCACAAACGCAGACTTCCCGCTGACCCTGATATACGGACGCGTTAAACGCCACGACGTTGATCACGACATAGTAACGGTCATCAGACATTGCCGCGCTCCCTTTTAACGATACGCAGGACGCAGTTGATGGGGTCTTTGTCGTCAACCGCCTGTTCGATTTCATCCAGCAGCGCCAGATACATTTCGCGCACCTTCTGCACGTAAACGCTGCCGTCTGCCAGTTCTTCGGCCACCATGTCGATCATGCCGCCCACGGTGTAGCCGTTCTGATCTTCCAGCGTGGATTTGTACTTGGCGATACCTTTCTGGCGCTGTGCACGCATCACGTCGGCAGCGGCACGAATCAATCGGCCTTCGTTATCGCGCGGGTGGCAACGCTCACACCACGTCGCTGTCATCTGCATGGTGTTGTCCACCTGACAAGACAGCACACCGTTGCAGGTGGGGCAGCGCGCTACTTCGTAAGTTACGGGCGTCGGGTCAACGATGCTGACCAACTTCCAATCATGTTCTGCGGCGTGGTATCGCCCAACCGAAATGGTAGTAGGCTGATAAGTGCCGTCCGGTGCGAGCATGACGTACATGGTGCGGCTACCAAGCTTAGAAAGCCGACGTGCTTCGACGGTGGCTTCTTCGACGGTGCTATATCCTGTGGGCATTGTGGTGTCTCGGTTGGGGTGGGTATCACTTTAAGTTCAGTGAAACCCTTTGTCAACAAATAAAAAGCCCCGGACTGGCCGGGGCGGTGGAAGGGGTCTTGCGGGGTGTCACTGGCCGGTGGTCGGCAGCGCGGGCAGCGGCGGCAGCTTCGGGGCGAAGTTCTTGTTGCTGGGGGCCTTCTTCAGCACCTTGCGGGACGGTGCGCCCTTCTTCGGGTCAGCGGGCTTGGCGGGCGCAGCTGTCTTCTTGGCGCTGGCGGTCTTCTTCGATTTGGCGCTGGTAGCGTTCGTGCCAGCGGCGCGACTGGGCTTCGCCGCAACCAGCTTCTTCGCACGCGACTTTTTTGCGGCGGGGGCAGGCTTGCGTGCGCGCAGGGCCTCGCCCCTTGCGGCGGCGGG